TTGTATGCGGCTGCCAATGTAATGTTCTTGCTTCCTGGAATAGATATTTGTGTATCGCCAGCAAAACACGCCGGGGCACCAACCATTCCAGTACCAACGGTTTCGTCTATTTCGAACTTACCCACATTACGTGGATTTTCGTAGTGTTCGATTACGGCTGCTGAATATGCCATTATGTTATCCTCTTATATTAAACTGAAAAACTGCTGCCGCACCCACATGTACTTGTAGCACCTGGATTAGAAATACTGAAGCTGCTGCCTTGCAAGTCTTCTTTATAATCTACAACCGATCCAACTAAATATTGCATACTCATAGCATCAATTAGAACAGTAACATTCTCGCGTTCTATTGTGAAGTCGTCATCATTCTGCACTTCATCTAATGTAAATCCATAAGTGAACCCACTGCATCCACCACCTTGAACGAACGTTCTAAGTTTAATTTCAGGATTATTTTCTTCAGCAAGAAGATCTTGTATTTTTACAAATGCTGCTTCGGTTATTGTTAATTGATCCATTATATCAGAGTCTTTTGCATAATAGTATTTCCGTTGGTTAAGGTGACATTTTTACATAGGTGATATCAGCAGTGTACAGTGTAAGTATTTAGTCATTCCCTATTTGCTTTCATCAATCATGATGGATTCATCCATTGAAAAATCGTAAAGGTTCTTGTATCAATCCAGATAATAGACCAATACCAATAATACCGATTATACTATAAACAACTGTAATAAATACCGTGACTAATACTGATAATACTTTACTGGACATTCTCTCGTATCCATTTCCAATATTCTTCGTTAGACATATTATTTTTTAGGTTGTTGTAGTGTTTCGGGTTTAACTGCTTCTTCGTAGTAAACAATAATTTGTTTTTGCTGTTCGATATAACGCTTTAGTTCAGCAAAGTTTAAACTAAGGTTTTCGTAGTCTTTAATACTAATAGCAATGTATGCAAGCTCACCGTTCTTTGCTGAAAACCTTTCAACAAATTCGTCGTAGTTTTCTGCTGTAACAACATATATCTTAATGTTATTAATTTGCGCACCCTTAGGATGAGCAACAATTGGTACAGTTGTTTTTACAGTATTAGTTACTGTTACTATTTTGGGTTCCTGGCGGAACACTGAGCACCCCATTAGGGTCAGTGATGCCGCGAAGATCGTCCCATAGCTTATTAGTTGCATCTTGCATCCTATTTTCAATCAAGCCTGGCTTTTTCTGGGCCAGTGCCGTTAAGTTGTGTTTTTGCAAAGTAGCACGAAGTTCATCTCCGTACTTTTCTGCTGTTTGTAGTTCTTTTTGCAAGTTTGCACTTAGTTCTGCATTGCGAACTACGTCTCTTTGTAAAGTAGCAATACTAGCTTCGCTAATTTGTACTGCTACTTCCATTTTTGCAACATTTTCTCGTGCTGTTTCTAAATCACCCTGCAGTTTTTTAACATAAAGAAACCCCATACTTGCTGTTGCAAGTACAGTCATTACCATAGCAATTTTAATAGCACCAAACATAGGTTATCCTAATAGTTTACCTAGTGTTGCAGGTCCTGCAATACCGTCAGCAGTTAAGCCGTTCTTAGTTTGCCACGCTTTTAGCGCACGTTCTGTACCCGGACCAAACGCACCGTCGTCATTAATGCCCAATGCATCCTGCATCATCTTAACGCCGTCGCCTTTAGAACCTTTGCGCAGTGTACCAATGTCACTTACATCCATATCGTTGTCACCATCGTCATTTGCTTCTGCAATACTAACGGGGCTACCAAACACCTGCATAGCTTTAGCATAACGTGTCTGACGATCAGCAAGACCAATGTTACCACCGTTGATCTTTTTAGTCATCTTGGTAACATCATCTGTATCAGCAATGTCGTTTAGTTTGTTTGCACCCCAAAACCAACACGCTGATTCTACCGCACCCTTTGGTGTTGCTACATATGTTGCTGCTTGTTCTGCTGTCATATCCACACTTTTACCAAAGCGTGTGTAGTTGTCGCGTCCAGTAAGTTGTTTTAGTCCACGGCCACGGAACAACCATCCGTCACCTGCTTTGGTATTTCCCATTTTAGAACTACGGAACTCATCTTGGTAAACATAGTTAGCAATCATTTCTGGCTTACGTGCATACTCAGCAGCACTGCGCTTTGGTGCTGTACCAAAGTAACGACCAAACACTGCAAGTAGTGATTTTTCACTGTAGTTTAAGTTTTCTTCTAGTGAGTTAAAGTTATTTGACTCATGAGCGCATTGACTAACAAAGTGTGCCATGCGTCTCTCAGTAGTGATACCGTATTTAGGTAGTACATCTACTAATGCTGCATGCCAGGCATCAACATTTTTGTTACCTGGAATAAGTGCAGCTAAGTTCTCTTTCTTTAATTCAAAGCTCATTTTCTATATCCTTTTTTTCTATTTGGCAAGCATCACAAATGCAATGTTTGCATACTTCTACATCACTTGAGTAGACCGTATCACCGTTGTAAAAATCTTTACGAAGGGAAGATCCGCAATGTGATTCATGTCCGCAAGTTCTACAGTGTGCCATGCAAGTATTTATTATAGTCTTTTAAGGACCAATACACATTCTGAGTTTTCAAACACAAGTTTATCGCCATATTTGCAAATATTATAATCACCTAAGTATTTTGTAAGAAATAGTATCTCTGGATATGAATCCATTATATCTAACGATTCATTAATCCGCTTAACTGTTTTTAATGTTTCGCCAAAGTCTACAAATTCAAACATTAACTTATCAGAATATGCTTTCTTAATAGATATAATGTTATCTTCCATAACAATTTCTTCTACGTAGCTGTTACTAAAGAAGTTTTTATAGTTATTAAGATTACTTTCAGATACTGTAATACCGTAGTTATCAGGATCTAATGGAACTTCGCGATCTAAATTTTCTATTGTAACATCGTGGCTTCTAAAGCCTTTGTAGTAACGAAATTTAAAGTCTTCAACATCTGCTAATTTTGTAACTCCGTCTACAATTTCTATGATGTTTTGGTTTGCAGATTTATCTCTTTCAATTTCGACAAATACTCTATAGTTACCGTCGCTTTGCTCTCCAGCAGTTACGTCACTATCGAGAATGAAGCTATATCCACCTTCTAAAAACTTTACTAAATCATCAGCTGGTGGTTTATCTTTAACAGTAAAACTAAGAGTAATAATGTTTTTATCGTCGCCCATTTTACTAGCATATGCATCTATCTCAAAGATATGATATACTAAATCTTTTAAATCGCCTTGTCTAAGTCCCATTATACTGCCCCCGGTGTTACTGGAGCTGCCATTGCTGCTTGATCCGCTGCTTGCGGTTGTTCTTGTGCAGTAATATTATCTAATTCTTCGACCTTATTATATCCGCCATAGATGTCTGCAATTAATTTCTTAGGCATTTGAATTTTAACTAACCAAATAGGATGACGGTCGAGTTTGCCTTTTTTAGATCCTGGACGAACATCACTAGGATCACGTATTTTACGAGGCTTAATAACATAATCTTTGCCCATAAACACTTTACAATCATAATCTAATAGACGTTGTCCGCCCATTGGATCTGGCATCTTGTTACGATCCCACATGAATGTACATGTAATCCAATGACGATCAATAATTGGCCCTTCGGCTACCTCGCCATCCTGCCAATTAGCATAGACGTAAATATCTAATTCGTCTAAGACTCTTTCAAAATCTTTTAGTACTTGAAACGAAGTATTACTATCGTAAATGCCTTCGATGTTTTTAACAATGTCATAGATATCTTGCATGGGTCATCCTATTTCTTACATACTTATTTATCGCAGTTTCAGAGTTAACAACTATTTTTACTCAGCGTTCTCGATGCTAAATATCTTTGTAGGGCTAGTGCTTTACTCGAAAGCATACAGTCTTACTCCATTACTCATAGGAGGAAAATTAATGGGTGCAAAGCGCAAAGTGGCTGTTAAATCTAGACAGCATATTAATACTAATTACGATAACGTAATTAACATTAAACCAATGGGACATTCAGTCCAAAAGAAGACGCAAGTCACAATACTTCCCCGTAATAGAAACCAAGAAACATACGTGTTAGCATTGCTAGATCCAAAGAAAGACATAGTCTTCGGAGTGGGTCCGGCAGGAACAGGCAAAACCATGTTGGCTGTGCAAGTAGCGGTTAAACTATTTAAAGAAGGTGTAGTTGATAAGATTATCGTTACTAGACCGGCTGTGTCTGTTGACGAAGATCTAGGCTTTTTACCAGGTACATTAGAAGAAAAAATGGCACCATGGACTCGACCGATATTCGATGTATTGAGAGAGTATTTTCATGCAAAAGAGATAGAAGGGATGATTGCAGAAGGAGTGATTGAAATTGCACCGTTAGCATATATGCGCGGCCGCACATTTAAAGATGCGTTTATTTTAGCAGACGAGATGCAAAACGCAACACCAAGTCAGATGAAAATGTTGCTTACACGCTTAGGCACAGGTTCAATGATGGCAGTAACAGGCGATCTAAATCAGGCAGATAGGCTTAAGGATAATGGTCTATTAGATTTTACTAGACTATTAGAAGCACGTAACTCAGAACGTTTGGACGTAGTCCAGTTTGCAACAGGAGATATCGAAAGACACCAGGCAGTTAGAGAAGTCCTCAGAGTATATGGAGACGAATAATTAAAGACTAGTAATAGGGGACTTTAATTAGTCCCCTATCTTTATGACCTCAACGTCAGACTTTGCTAGAAAGTCAATACCGTCTGTGTTACGATAAGCATTACGATAGTATACAGTAACTATTCCACTTTGATATATCAGTTTGGCACAATCCATACAAGGAGCATGCGTAATAAACATAGTTGCACCCGCCCCACTTTCACTACTTTTAGCTAACTTTGTAATTGCATTACTTTCTGCGTGAATTACTTCAGGTTTAGTTTTTAATACCGGCTCGTTTTTATGTACACCAATTATATTTTCACAATTATTATCCCATCCACTAGGCATTCCATTATATCCAATACTTGAAATACGATCATCTTTAACAACAATAGCACCAACTTGTAAACGTGTTGCTGAACTTAGCTGTGCAAACCGTTCTGCAACATCCATAAATGCCGCGATAAATTTAGTTTTCATTTAATGTATTTGTCCACTAGTTTCTTGCCAATGTATAAAACTGCTATTACTGTCATTAAAATTCCTGCCTCTAGGTATAAGTTTCCTGTACTGCTGTCTACTGCAATGCCGTCTGTGCTTATTTCTATGCGACAGTCTTCACATGCTCCTGCTGCTATTTTTTCTAATCGTTCACTCATTTTAATAATTCCAGTAGATATTCGTTCTTTGTAAAAATATAATCCCAATTAAGCCTGTATATAGGAGGCTTACCGTTATCGTCGTGGTATGTACGTCTAATGTAATAATATGTTAGCCACACCCGCTTCTTACTACTAGATACTACAGGCATCCAAGCAAACTTCTTTTCAATTCTATATTGGTCAGGAAGGTTGCTGCCGTTTTTACCGTGCCCCATCATTTTAGGATATCAACAATAGTGTATGCAAGTTGACGGAACCAATGTTCATCGTGACCACGAGTAGTTTCTGCGGCTGTGCCAATTCGGATACCGCTGGTCTCTACAAAGCTGCGAGGATCATTTGGAATACCGTTCTTGTTCACTGTGATATCATTTGCTTCCAATAAGTCAGCAGCAGCCCGACCACTGTGCTTGCTGTTACTCAAATCCATCAGAATAACGTGCGAATCAGTGCCACCTGTTTGTACACTACAGCCTTCTTTAACAAACACATCACACATTGCTTGTGCGTTGCGTACAACAGCATGTGCATAGTCTTTGAACTCTTGCGTATCGGCTTCGATAAAGCACTGTGCTTTAGCTGCAATGATATGCATTAGTGGGCCGCCTTGTGTACCTGGGAATATAGCACTATTAATCTTCTTAGTAAGTGTTTCATCATTCCAAAGTATAATGCCGCCGCGTGGGCCACGCAGTGTCTTGTGTGTAGTTGATGTAACTACATCGGCAAATGGCACAGGATTAGGATACGCACCGCCGGCAATGAGTCCACTGTAGTGTGCCATATCAATCACAAGGTAAGCACCTACACTGTCTGCGATCTCACGGAACTTTGCCCAATCAATTACTCTAGGATACGCACTAGCCCCGGCTACAATAACATGTGGGCGCACATCAAACGCTTGTGCTTGAACAGCATCATAGTCTAGGTATCCGTTAGCACCAACACCGTAAGCATAGCAGTCGTATATCTTGCCTGAGATATTAGGTTTGCTACCGTGCGATAAGTGTCCACCACTGGCTAAGTCCATACCCAGTAAACGATCGCCGGGATGCATCAATGCTTGATATACTGCTGTGTTGGCATTAGCACCGCTGTGCGGTTGCACGTTAGCAAATTTTGCACCGTATAGCTTGCACAGTGTATCAATAGCAAGTTGCTCAACTTCGTCCATGTTATCGCAGCCGTTATAATAACGCTTGCCCGGATAACCTTCTGCATACTTGTTGGTTAGTATGCTGCCACACAACTGCATTACTTCATCGCTGGCAAAGTTTTCACTGGCAATTAGTTCAATTGTGTCTGCTTGTCGAATGCCTTCGGCAGATAAAATACTTAAAATACGTTTATCAATCATCTGTAATCCTTAATTAATTTAGTTAGTCTCACGGCAGTTGCAGGACTCAGTGTCCAACCTAAGTGGCCATGTCCAGTGTGGTAAAACACTCTGGGGTTATTCTTACTCCGCTCTACAATAGGCATCATGTCTGGTGTCATAGGACGTAGACACGCCCACGGGGAATAGTCATGTGTATTAATCTTGGGAAAGTTAGTATGCACCCAATCCAACAGCGGTTTAATACGATCATGCCGTATATCATAGTTCTCACCAGTTAGTTCGGCAGTTCCAGCAACACGGAATCTTCTACCCAATGTACTGGTCACAATCTTTGCTTGATCGTCTAACAAACTGGTTTGTGGTGTGTGTGCATAACTTTCGTCATCTAAATTGATTGTGATGCTGTATCCTTTTACTGGATAGACATCGATTGTGTCTCCTGCCGTTTTAGCAAGTTCTACACTTCCTACACCACTACTAATCACAATAACATCATAGTGTGATAAGGTATTCACATGTTTAACTTTATCACCAAACTCGAACCTAACTCCGTATTTGGTTTTCAATACTTTAGACAGTTCGATACAGAACTTGTGTATATCTCCTACCCAGTCATCTTTGGTCCAAACGCCGCCAACTAACTCGCCATCATTTTGTAATGTAGGTTCGAGCTCGTGCATCTTGTATGGAGATACTATCTGCCACTGACAACCATTTGCTTCATACAGTTCTGTTACAGATTCAGCGTCTGCAAAATATTTGTCGTCTTTGTAGAAGTGTAGGATACCCTTGTAACTCTGATCAAATTCTATACCTTCTTCAGCAATGATCTCTTTATATAGATCACGTGAACGCATACCCATCTGGATAGTTTCTGCTGTGTTCCTTGCATACTTGTCGGTAATGGTGTTCCACATGAACTTTGCCATCCAACGAATTTTCGCCCATTCAAACGTCGGGCGAATCAACAGTGGAGCATCCTTCTTGAACATCCACTTGATGCCTTTGGCCACGTTACCCCACGTTGTCCAGACTTCGCTATTGCTAACACTTACTTGTCCACCATTGGCGAAACTGGTGCGCATTGCAGGATAACGCTCTTGTTCGTAAACAGTTACTTTATGCCCTGCCTTGGCAAGATAATATGCTGCCAACACTCCGCTGATGCCTGCGCCGACTACTACAATATTTTTAACCACTATATTACTCTCAGGTGTATTCCAAATGTCTCGATTATTATCTATACGAGATCGTTCTATCAAATTTATCATGCAACGATAAGTTTACTGTCTATAATGTTACTTATATCGCCATCGGAGCCTTAATTGAATCCATTGGCGTATAGTTAATTAACTTATACCCACTTGTGTTAGTAGCAAGCAATTCATCCAATGTATTAAATGCAGGCATAAGCAAATGCGGTTCCTGCATTGGCGTGCGAGTAAGTTGTTGATTGACTTGTTCCATATGATTTTGATAGATATGACAATCTCCACCGCTCCATACAAAATCGCCTACTTGTAGTTCGCAAATTTGTGCAAGCATATGTGTAAGCAAACTGTAGCTGGCAATATTAAACGGTACGCCAAGGAACATGTCTGCACTACGCTGATACATCTGGCAGTGTAGTTTGCCATTCATTACGCGGAACTGACTTAGTGTGTGACAAGGAGGAAGTGCCATACGATCAATTTCACTAGCATTCCACGCACTGAGAATTAAACGCCTGCTGTTAGGATTTGTTTTAATGTCTTTGATAAGCCCAGCAATTTGATCTACACCATTAAAGTTGCGCCATTGGTAACCATATACTGGTCCAAGTTCGCCGTCTGCATAACCTAGTGCTTTACCTTGTGCATTAGCATTAGCAGTCCAAATAGTTGTCTTATCTGTAAGTTCCTCACGGGGCTTTTCAAACGTGCGTTCAGCAAGCCTTCGCTCGTCTGTGCTACCTTCCAAGAACCATAGCAACTCGCCGACTACACTACGCCAGGCAAGTTTCTTTGTAGTAACAGCAGGAAATCCATCCTGCAAATTAAAACGCATCTGATAACCAAACACACTGCGTGTACCTATTCCTGTGCGATCACTAACATTTTCACCGTTAGCTAAAATGTATTCAAGAGCGTCTAAATATTGTTTCATTTTCTAACCCATTTCTCAACATAAATGTCAGTTTCTGGGCTTACGCTGTCAAGATCAAACTGTTCTAAAATTTTAGTACCTGGAAGGCTAACGTCACAATCGTATTCGCCTTCAATACGGCTAAGCCATAGCTCGTCAATGATATCCAAACAGTGTTCAATTAACTGCCCCCCACCAATGATCCAAACTGGATGCTCAAGGTTTAAGTCTACAATTTGTTGTTTAACCCCTTGTCCAAATGTATATGTTGCACCTTCCACTTTAGTAGAACTTACAACTATGTTTTGTCGACCCGGCAACGGTTTAACAGGCAAACTATTCCAAGTATTACGCCCCATAACAATTGCTTGTCCGTAGGTCATTTTCTTAAACCATTGTAGGTCTGCACGATTATGCAGCCACGGCATATCACCGTTCTTGCCAATGCCCCAATTTTCGTCACATGCTAGAATTGCTCTAATCATATTAATTTCCTTTTAAATCTTCTATTCTTTGTTGCAACCAACTAATAGTAGTATGTATATGACCGGTATCATGCGGCTGCAATTGAGATTTAGCGTATTCAACTTCGCTCTCTAGAATTTCTATTCGCATTAAACTGTGAATTAAATCCTTATTAGACATTACCTTTACCTGGCAATTCGCTCATAAGTCCACTATCGTACTTATTAGGAACACCTTCCCACTCAGCAGCATCAGGAAGCTTAGTGCCTATTTCAGTAATAACAGGCCAAATTAAACTATACTTCATATTAATATCATACCACTTCTGTGCTTCTTCATCTGTATCAAATGCATTATCTGGTAAAATTGCATTTACTGGACATTCTGCCTCACAAACGCCGCAGTCAATACATTCATCTGGATTAATTACTAGAAAGTTTTCACCTTCATAAAAACAATCAACAAGCTAAGGGCAGACAACAACACAATCAGTGTGTTTACAATTGATACAATTGTCAGTTACTAAATATGTCATAATCTGCCTAGCCCTCCTTGATAAGGCGTCCGGCCTTGTTCGGAACATACTGTTGTATGTTTACATAGTTTTTGATACATTCGCTGTAACCTCCAAATCGTTTTTTAGGTTTGTATTTTTCAGCATTAGCAAGTATTTCTTGCTCTGCTATTGCTATATTATACATTGTATTTGACACAGTGTCAACTATCTCAAATGTATAATGACTTATATACTTTATTCTATCTTTTACATTGTCTTTTGTTGTTATACCAACTTTGTAAAAGTCTTCGTCTTTGTTATACAACAAGTACAATGTTGCAGGTAAGTCCTTCTTTTCGGGAAATCGGTCAAAGTAAGTTTTTACAAACCACGGTCTATAGTCTCCGTGTTTTAAATCTCCACACTTTCGACATCCGTACCCTTCTAAGTGTCCGCCTGCACACTGTTCAAAATTGCCGTGTATTGGACACGTTATTATTACATTAGTCCTACTATTAAAATAGTCTGTATTTTCATAACTATAATAATTATCGTGTAAATCTATTGCTTTAGTAACAAACTGCTCTGTAGTCATTCTCTGGCGTTGTATGTAATTATTCCATTTTGTATTACATTGCTTACATCCGTTGCCTTGTATAAGTGCTCTTGCATTTTTTTCAAATGTTCCATGATCTTTACATTCTACAGATACATTAGATCTAGTATTAATATAAATTGTTTTATCATATAAGTATTGATCGATGTATATTTCTTTACATCGATCAATAAATTGTGCTTGCGTTAATTTTTTATTAGTCATACATATATTTATGCCGGACAAACAAAAACGCAGTTTTTACACTGGACATACACTTACACAATCCATGTGTTTACATTTAATACAATTGTCAGTAACTAAATATGTCATTATAGTCGTCCTAACCTTATGAGCGTGGCTGCAAGATTTATCTCTGCATCAGCAACCAATGCATGATCTACAAGACCTTGCTTAATAGTTAGCACGGCATTATCTTGTTGTTCATCGTTTCCGAACAGTTCAACATTGTCATACAGCCAACGATAAATCTCTTCCATTTCTTCTGGTCGAACTGCACCACAAAGTAATTTACGTGCATCATTAATCTTACCTTGTTTAAATAACTCAACCATATCTAGTTTCCAGTCACTATTTCCAGTATCACCTTCATTAGGACGAAGTAAACTACCTTCTTGTACATTCATCTGTACCATATTGATACATTTGCGCAAGTCTGGATATGTTGCCTTTACATAAGTGTCTAAGATATCCAAATCTGGAATAACACCTTCTGTAATAAGAATCTCTGCTACGCGAGCAGTAAACTCAGTCTGGTCAATTTTAGCAATATGAAAGCCCTGGCAACGACTATGGATAGCTGGAATAATTCTGTTAGGATAGTTACAAGTTAAAATAAACCTTGCTGTGCTGTGATATTCTTCCATAACACCACGCAATGCTGCTTGTGCGCCAGGACTCAAATAATCAGCCTCGTCAAGTAGCACAACTTTAAAGTCACCAAACGGAATCATTTGTACAAAGTTGACAATCTTATTACGAACATCATCTACTGAGTTAGTACGCGATGCGTTAATTTCTAATACGTCTAAGTCATTCAGATCAAGTTCGTTAAACAGCAGTTTGGCAAGTGTAGTTTTACCAATACCTGCGTTACCGCTGAATAGCAAATGCGGAATAGTTTTATCTTTAATCCAAGTGTTTACTTGCTTACGTTGTGCCTCATCTCGAAACACATAACCGTCAACTGTTTTAGGTCTCCACTTTTCTACCCATAGTTCTTTCATATTTTTATCCTTTTGCCTTCTAACACTAATATAACATTATAACTTGATTCTTTAACTTTGTCAAGTTTTGCTTTGTTTGTTTCTTCCAACCCGTTATCTTTGCCGTGCCTGTTCCAAGTATAGTTACCTTTAACTTCAAATACTGTGTTTTCTATTTGAAAATCACTTATGTACAATCTTTCTTTCCCGCTTGTAGGGTCATTGTAATAGAAACAAGGACCTCTTTTAACATTATCTCGAACCCAATCTAATCCGTGTTCATCTTCAAGTTCTTCAAGAAAGTTATATTCTGGTCGGCTTTGGTACTTAATATCAGTATCTTTGTAAATACCCCACTTTGGCAAATTATTCCAAGGTCGCTCTTCCCAGTGCTTTTGCATAGTTTTAGCAAGTTTTTCGTAATGGCCATTTTCCTTTCTTGTTTTCGCACCTTTTATCTGCGAACTTTTAGTAATACCTAACTCTGTTCTTGTTTCTAAACTTTTGGCAGCATTTGCTTTATGATCTTGCGACTCACTAAATGCCTTCTTCTTGCCATAGCAACTATTAAAGTGTTTAGAGCAACATACCTTTCCTTTTCTAAAACGATATTTTGCAGGTTGACCGCATCCGTATTCACAAAGTTCAGTTGTTTGTATTTCTTCAGCAAATGGTTTATTAAAGTTCATAGTTGAAATCTCCTTACAACTATTTATCAATTATGGGTAGAAATATTCTCTACCCATAGTTCTTTCATTTGATTAACTCACTCCATATCTTTAATTTGTTACGCTTAGTATCTATTCTAGCATCAATCTCGGCTTTTGTCAAGAGTCCACTTTCAATCATTAGATTTATCATACACTGAACATCGCCAACTTCTTCAAGTAGTAGCACACGCTGTTCTTCTGTAACTTCTTCGAGTGTTTCGAACTTACGAATAATCTTGCTACAGCGTTGTGCGAGTTCACCACATTCTTCCATAGTAAGAACCATAAGCTCTTGTAGTTTGTTTAGTGTACCTGGCATTAGCGTTTCAGTCCTAATTCTTTGTAAGCAATTTGAATTGCTTTAGATTGAAAGTATGCATCTGCTAATGCATTATGCAGATCAGTCTGCATGCTTTTACGTGGATCCTGTTGGCAACAGCCAAAAAGCGTTCTAGAATCCCGTATAATCCAGAAGTTCCACGGAATCGGCTTTGCAGCGCGGCGGAACATGTCTTCCAGTATGGTATAGTCAAAACCGTAACCTTGTCCCCATAATGTATCAACACCAACGACCCACTTGTTAACTTGACGTAAAGCCTCATCTACGCTAACTGCACCAGTCTGATCAAATGCTTCTTCCATAATCTTAGGATCTTGTTTGCCCCACCACTCAATAGTGCTGTCACTAGCAGTACGCCCAAGAGTATCTTGCTCGTCAATGCTAATTTTTAGGTAAAGTTCTGAGTGAGGTTCGCTGTCATCTAGCGGATTAAACTTAACTGCACCTAGCGACAGGACAGTTGCAGTTGGACTAGTATCAATAGTCTCTAGGTCGATAGTGCCGTGTGTAGCCAAAAGAAAACTCCTTAATTATTATATACATTATAGCATATAGCAACTAAGGAGTCAAGTATTATTTTACAAATTGTGCAAGGTTTGGCGGCACCCAATCCGGGCCTTTTAATACTTTCCCGTCTGCACGTTTGATTACTTTGCCTGTTGTAGGGTCTACTTTAGCAAAGTTAGTACGCATTACTTCGTTCCAAGCTGCTTCGCCATCCCACCCTGCTGCTCTAATAGCACCAATAGTAACAACTAGTATATCTACAAGTGCATCAAGTTGTTCTACGCTATCACCTGCAATAATGGCATCTTTTAGTTCGCCTGTTTCTTCTGAAATCAAATCAAGATACATGACATAGTTGTCAATGCTAGGTGTTTGATCACATGCGGTTTGAAATAAGTCAACGTCTTTAAATGGATTTGTCAATTTTAACTCTTAATATTGTGGATTTATAAATGAACCGGGGTCCACAGTAGCATGGGCGCCGTCTGTATATTCTGCTCCAATATAGATGTCGTTTGGTTTCTCTTCAGAATACCCAATAACACTTTCGGTTTCTACCATACGTAATTCTACTTCGCCGTCTGGGGTTTCTACTGTAAAGGCTCTAGTCCAACGACCGTGTTCGATTAGAATCCAATGACCGATATTATAATCATCTTTATTACGTGGTCCCTTTGAATAAACTTTAGCCCAACGTGGATAAATTCCACGTGTAGTGCCGTCGTCGTCTTTAATGATTAGTCCACCTGTAGTCTTTTGTTCACCAAAATACATATCTGATACAATTACACGATTGCCCACTGCAAGCGGCGTGCCTTTAATTTTGCTTAATTGAATAGCCATTATTTACCTTTTTGTACAAAGTTGCCTGCGCTATCTTCTTCCCAATCGGCCGCTTCTGCTGCCGTGGGTTGATTTTTTGCTACAGATTGTTCTTCTCTTACACCTGGATTAGATTGGTAGTAGTCTTTGAGAAGTTCTTCTTTCTTGCGAACGATTTTACCACCTGTACCAAGCTGATCGCCGCGTGCATTTACACGAGCATTACCTACTGCTGGTATTAGTTCATTGCGTTGACGTAGCATATCCATGTCAACAATTTTGCCGTTAGCGCTTCTGTGGACTTTACGTCCTGGTTGTTTCATTGCCATTTTAATAGCCTCCTAGTTATATACTTACTTATCTCAGGAACTCTCTCCAATCCAGGTCATATTGGATTGAATCTATTTTATGAACCCCAATAAGAAATAAAACGTAGGAACTGACGCTGCTGCCGCGGCCTACACCCCAAACGATATTATTCTCACGCATAAAGTCCACAAGATACTTCATGTAGCATAACAGTGGCAACATTCCACGTTCGTCAAATGCATCAAACTCTTGTGTCAAACGTTTCTTTTTTTCTATAGTATCGCATTGCGCTAAACAAAAGTCATAGATAGGATATGTTTTATATTCATCAGGCATGAACCATTCCGACTGTAACGCACCGTCAAAAGTCTTTTGGTCTACATCTAGAGGAATATATTTTGTAAGTTCAGGGAGATATTGTTCACGCATTGCTGCGTTAAACTTTTCTATATCATCTGAAGGATCACATAGTACTACATGACACTTGTCAACATGACCACTATAGATCATATCAACGAGGTCGCAATTAGTAAAGCGTGGAATACCTAGTTCATCTGTTTTCATAAGCATGTTAACAGTTTAACTGATATTGATTAAACTGTCAAGTCCTGATTTGCCGTTTTGTTGTGTTTGTTGGAGATATTGTTTTGCACGTCTTGCTCGTGACTCTTCTCGATACATGTCTAGTATCGCAGAAATTTGCTCCTGTACCTGAGGATTCTGAGTCATAAAATATTTACGCTGGAGGTCGAGCACTTTATTCTCAACCTCAGTGTCACTAAGTTGTTCAAAACTATCAACTAGTGGGTTAAACATTAATCAAATGTTCCGTGGTCTTGTGCAAACACACTAACGCCACCGTTAATAGACCAAAAATCAATTATAGTTGGATTAGTCTGTGAAGCCAACACAGTTGTTCCGCTAAATGCTCCTGCACCTTTAAAGCTACCACCGCCCGAACTTGCCCAAGTAATTGTTCTTGAAGTTCCGTCGCTTGTAAGTTGTAGGCGCATTCTGCCCATTACACCACTATCTGGCCAATCAGAAAGAGTAAGTGTAATATCTGAACCAGCTTGTAGTGTTTGATAGTGACCGTTGGCCCAGCTAACGTTTTGACTTGCACCAACATTACCAGCAGGATATACTGTTTCAGTATTTGCCTTAAGTTTAGCATCGCTAATTACGCTACCGTTAAAGTCGTTATCTGCATCTAATTTTGCAGTGCTACTTTGTAGTGTTGTAATTTCACTTTCTGCTGCTTCTAGTGCAACCTTAGTCACATTGAAGTTTGTACGAAAGCCTTGACTGTCGTTATCTTGACCGGCCACTGGGAAAGCAGCGTTGAATCCTATTGTACTAATTGTACTTGCCATATTTTATATCTCCTACAATATATTTATCGTTGTTAAGTGTTAAATTCGTAATTTGCGAACAATATATACTGTTCTTGTGAATTACCTTCAGCGTTGTCTATTACATATCTATCAATATCTAACTCGTATTGTTTAAAATCAATTTCATAAAAATCAATGGTATTAGCAATTATGTTTGCAGTACCTGGCTTACAATAGCATAACGGTATAGCATTAACAAATCCTAACTCCGTTATTGTGTCTACTTGTGATGATCTCATCCAAAGAGGTAGAAAGTTCTTTTCTGTTTCACCTATATTCTTAATAGCTGCTCGCATATGTGTCATATTGGATATATAACGTGTTGTACTATTTGCACCGTCTGCAAGTATAGCATTACTATCAGTGGTGATTACATTAGTAGGCCACGGTCTATATTTGTTACTTTCTATCACGCCAGGTGTAAATGGCACGCTTACAGAATAACCTGCTTGATTTATAATCTCTAACAAACTTGTTACGGGTATATTATAGATTTCATCACGCCCGTTAATATTTAATAAATCAATCCAGCTTACTGCAACTTCGCCTTCTTCTCTAGTAGTAATAGTAACCTCAGAAAATTCACTTGCATATGTGTCATTAATATCGGTATATTTTGCGCTGTTAACTAAAACTTTGTCATTATTTTTAATCTTAATTTGATTAGCTGTCTTATGATTTCTCTTAGTAGACTGTTGTGGGTCGATAACTTCTAAATATACTACTTCGTAAACTACATCTTGAGTCCCTGGTGTTTTAGCAATCGCTGTTTTTACGCTACCAATTTTAAGATTGCGTCTTTTATGATTTTTTGCAGCCGCAGCTACAAAACTTTCAATAGCCTTTGCTTCTATTCCCGAATAAGCAAGTATTTTAATTTTAGTTTGTATACCAAAATTAGTATCGTTTGGTCTGTAAAGATATTCTGGAAGGAATATCTCTGCATTGTTTACAAAATTAACGAAAGCTAATCGTTGCACTTGCGGTAATAGTGGTTGTAAAAAAACATTACTATATTGTTTATTGTCTGGGTCAGATAATTTAACACTAAATGTTCGCTCAATAGCACTAAATCCAAATTGATCCTGTGCTTTAATTGTAAAATCATATGTACGATCGAGTGTAGTAGTATTTCCGTCCAGCTGCAACTGTTGACTATCAAATACAGTTAATCCAGGTTGTGACTCTGTACCAAAACTATTTACTTTACCAATTAATTCGCCGCTTAATGATAACGTTAACCCTGGAGGAAGTGTACCTAATGTTACAGTATATAATAAATTAGCATTTGGTACAGTAGTAGTTGCTCTAACATTAAGTGTACTGATATAGTTGGCACTAAACGATCCTAAATTTCTTGGAGTAATCCATGCAATAGTTGAATCAACTTCGCCTAATAGCTTTACAACAAATGTTTTTTCACTAACTGTATTTTCTGTTTCAACAATAGCAATTGTGCCAAAATTAATGCTAGTACCACTATTAAATGCAGTAAGTAAAGCTCTGTTTAGTGTTAACACATCAAATGCGGCATTACCAGTATTAATGCTTATAACAATATAAGTATTCCCTTCTACGGTGAATTCTTTATCAATAGCATACTCTGAATATGCATCAAATTTACTAACTTTAATTTGTGCTGTTCCAATATTAGCGGCTTCATACATATATTCAATTAGCTGAACACTATCAACATCGTATTCTATACGCTGCGCCGCAATGGTAAATTTATATTCTTGTGTTACAGCAGGCTGATAAGGTACTCTACCAGCAATTTCGCCTGTAACAGTATCAAGTGTTAGGCCTGGAGGAAGTATACTAGGAGTGCTATCATCATTGAGAGAAGTTTGATAGTAACTAACAACACCTGATAGCGTATTAGGATCAATCACATCTAGTATTAGTGTAACATAATTATTAGCTCTTCTATACCCAAAGTCTCTTGGTGTTAACCAAATTGGCACACGAATATGAGTATTGTCGGCACTAAATACTCCGGTACCTACATTCATAACAGTAGTGTCCGATCTAAAGAAATCGTCGCCTACTACATACAATTTAAATGTACGACTTGCAACGGTATCTCCGTCACTTACACTAACTGTAAATTCGTAATAGCGATTAAGTTTCTTAGGAGACTGTGTAGGAGTACTTAGATCGTAAATTGTAGTGTCATAATAAAAACTGTCAAAGCCGTTAGAACTAGGAACACTCCAGTCGTATGCACTGGTACTTCCTGCATCATATCCTGCATCATCATAATAACCAGCTGCTGATGATTTTTCTATCGCAAGGATAGGATCAACAACGCCGACTAATCTACCATCGCGTGTTAGTTGTATGCCCGGAGGTAGAGTGCCACCTTTAGCTGGAACAAAATATTCAAGAACTTGTCCAGCAGCAGTATCAGTATCTATCACTTCTAATTGAAAGTCAACTGGTGCGCTGTCTAAGATATAGTAAACACCGTTATTACCTGCTGCTAATAAGTCTGCAGGAGTTTGCCAAACTGGTATATCGGCACCTTGTACTGTTATTTTAAATGTTCTGTCACTTATTTGTGAATTATATGTTGCTCTAAGTACAAATGTACTAACAGTTTCTCTTGCAACCTCTATTGGAGTTCCTGCTATTGTATTATTAGTTAATCTTAATCCTGCCGGCAAACTTCCACTTATTAGTTTAACAGTTGCACTCGGTTGTGAAAGTAGTAGTGATAACGGAGCAATCGTCACCTGCTCTTCGAGAGTGCCAAGACTATCACCGTTATTGCTTGTCCAAAAGTTTGCCATATATACTATTCCCTATATAGCATATTTATCTAAATTTTAGATACTACTGTAATCTGATACTAATGAGCTCGGAGCTGTAATTGAACCGTAGTCGATTGTAGTAGCTCTAAACAATAATTCTATACTTGTTGTTATATTATCAGATATTAATCCGTAGTCTGCACCTGTAACAATTTTATCTAATTCTTCTACATCAATACCGTTAACTGTACCAGTTAATGCTCCAACAACTGAAGTTGCATTAACAGTTGTTGCAGTTAGTGTACCTACATTATTAATATTAAATGCGTTAGCATCAAGAGCAGCTCCTAATGCTGGATTTTTATCTTGGAATATCAAATCTGTAGCATTAATTGCAACAGTGATATTACTTCCGGTTAACGAAGTGTCAATGTTCTGTCCGCCGTTAATGCCAAATGCTCTACCTACACCTGAAAGACTTAGTGTACTTCCATCAGTTCTAACAGTAATATTACCATTGTTGGTAATTGTAATACTTGTACCGTCGGAGCTAAGTGACATATTATCACCTGCAATTAGACTTCTAAAGTTTAGTATACTATTTTCTTTAGTATAAAATACTCCAGTACCTGTACCTAAGTTTGCTGCATTATTTTGCGGCACAACTCTTGCATCAAGTTCGTCAAAGTTGTTGTTAACCTTAACAAATGCCTGGCGGAGATCATCGCCTGTACCGTCGTTTGCTATATTACCTACATTAATTCTGCTGATTGTCATTTGTTATTCTCCGTTTATAGTGCTGCTATTCTTGATTGGAAATCTGTAAAGTTTGTACTTGCTGCAACTTCAGTTTTTAATGTTGCTAGTGTAATTGTTTCACTTATTAATGCGGCCGTAGTTTGAACAGAAGCATCTGGGAATGTTATTGTACCGTTTAAATACAAATCTTTAAATTTATGAGTAGGAGCACCTAAATCGTAAACGCCGTTTGCTGCCGGAACTACATTAGTTCTAATAGTTTGATCTAAGTTAAATGCAGCAAGTACACTATCAATCATCAGTGTCGAATCGTCAGCAAATACACTACCAACTAAATCTCCCGTGTTGTTAACATCAACTGTGATTAATCCATTTGATAAATCTGCTGCTGTTAAGTACCCTGAATTATTAAACAGTGTACTAATATTAGCACCTGGTTGTACAGCAGTCGCTGCCAATCCTCCTTGCACACTTGTAGCAGCATCAGTAATGCCGTATCCTCCAAGTGTAGTTGGAGTAACAGTTAAATTACCAAACGCAACAGTGGTTAAATAACCAACATTGTTAGTAAGTTGACCAATATTGTCGCCAGGCACTAGTACATTCATGTCATCTATTAAATCACTAAGTTGCGTAGGACGATTACTTAAATCATTGTAACTGCCTGTTACTGCAACAGTTGCAATTTCAGTGCCACCTTTTTTAATACTTGCAGCACTTAGTACACCTGCTGCAACAGTGCCACTAGCAGTAACATCAGTTACGCCAATAATACCGTTGCTTGTAAGTTGTAGATTATCTCCACTGGGTATTTCTTTTAATTTGTTACCATCAGTTGTGTCAACTATTAGTGGGTATCTATTCGCCATGTGTATTTTCCTCGCTTAGTGTATTTATTTGCTTTGCCATTATACTCTACCCACAACTGCTTCAACTGTTCCGCGATCGCTATCAGTCTTAACTCCAACTGCTTTACCAATAACTGTTCCTACTTTTGGATCATTATCAACAACTGCATAACCTGGTATTGAACTTGCAACTAACATATCACCTTTGGCAACTGTACCAATTACATTAACCGGAACACGACCTTGCAATGCTACACAAGTTTTAATACCTGGGCAACCTGCGTTCATGATATAAGCACTTTGATCACTTACTACGCCTGCAACTCTTGTTGTACGGTGTGTAGTGCTTTCGGTAACTTCTTTATCACCGCCAAATACCAGTACAGTACCTACAGCATATTCACGATCGCCTTCATAGTACTCTGCTAAGTCAGCGTATGTTGCTTGCATGCGTGATCCAGCAGTTAAACTCCAGTTACCTGTAATAGTACCTGCTGTTGCTGCTGCACCAGTTGTAAGAGTTGTAGTAGTTACATTACCGCTCAGTGCCGCTGTAATTGTACCAGCACCAAAGTTACCACTTGCATCTCGCAATACAATTGTGCTACCAACGTTTGTTGATGCTGCTGTAATTGTAGCTGAGTTTGCTTGGCTTGTAATTGTACCAGCATTACCAGTTACGTTACCGGTTACATTACCTACAACTGCTCCTGTAAATCCTACTGAACTTATTTTTCCGTAAACAGTACCGCCAGTAACAAATGTAATAACGTCTGCACCACCACCAGCAAATCCAGTACCAGCACCTAGTCCAATACCTGTACCTGCTGCATCTTTCTCACCTGGCGCCTCAATAAAGCTACTGTAAATCCAGCGTGATGATATTGCACTAGTTTCAGCACCTGCACCACCACCTATGCTACCATACGCACTGTTTGCCTGGAAAGTACTCTCAGTAGGAGCAACTGCCATATCGCCAACTTTAATATTACCGCCAGTGTTTATTTGTGGTTTACTTGCTCCACTTGCTGTTAAAATAACTCCTTGTGCAGGAGTTTTAAACGACAGTGTACCCGAGCTTTCTGCTAGTATTTCGTATGTACTTGTACCACCAATAACATATGCAGTAGCTTGTAGTCTACCCGTATTATCACGTTTTGCAATACTGGTGTTTTCGTTGTCGTATGATATTTCACTAGTAGTATATGCTCCGGTTGCAGTTTTTACAAGTACTTGACCCGGATCATTTCTTGGTGAACCATAAGCAATAACTGATGCAAAGTCGCCATCTGCTAAGCCGCCGCCTTCGTCGATTACTGTACTAAATGCAACTGCACTCGGATCACCTGTTCCAGCAGCACTGCGACCAATAACAGTGTCAGTAGCAATTTCCGGTAACTCGGCAAATCCAACACCTTGGTCTTTAATACCAACCCAGCCGCTAGTAATTTCAAAGTTTGCACTATCAAAACTTGCAAGTCCTAAATCAACTTGTGCAATACCAGTAGCATTAGCTCTAGTAGTAGCAGCACTCATTGCTAGTTTGCTTTGAGCAATTGCCGCTGTATCATTAACATCGCTGTTGATAATTGCTTGCGGCTCAATTTGTAAATTAACTTCAGTATTTGTACTACTACGAGTTACAGTAATATTAATATCACTAGTAGTTGATTCTACTGCGTTAGTAAATTCATCTACAGGATTTTCTAATACAACTGCTGTTGTTGCACCTGACGAGCCAACAACTCCGTTATTAATTGGACTTGCTGTGGTATTAAACTCGCTTGCAGTAGTTAATGTATATGTAATAACTCTTACATTTTTGTTTAACACTTTATCAAATCTAGACTCAAGTGCTACTATAGTACCTTGTGCCGTGCCATCGGTAATTGTTCCACCGACTGTAAATGATCCTGGAGTTTCTGGATCTGTCAGTAATCTACGCTTACCCGTTGAAACCATTATTTGTTTAGTAGAATTACTCGGAGTAACTGTGTGTATAGTAACGTTTCTTAAATCGTCTAGTTCGTCATAGTTGCTAACTGCCTGATTGACAAAATCTTTAGTAGTTGCGTCATTGTCGTCAGTAGGATCGAGTAGGTTTTTAATTTGCTTACTGTTAGCATTTAAGTTAGCTTCTAGTGGAGTTGATCCGTCTAGTGCTAAGAAGCCAGGTGCAAATCTACTAGTACCAGTTAACTGTCCTGTGCCATCGTGACCTAAACGTCTACTTACATAATTGGCAATTGCCTTCTCTGTAGGTACTGCGGTATCTGATAAGTCAATAAACAATTCATCATTTGAGAATTCGTCAATTGTAACACCTGCTTTAAAGCCTAGTGATGCTGCTCTCGAAATACCAACATCCCCAGCAAATGTGATGCTACCAGTTGATTGATCAACAACAAAATACTTACCTACACGGAAGAATCCGTCGTTGTCTGAACTGATAAAGAATACTCTACCTTTGCGTCTTTCCCATACTTGTGCCTTACTTGCATCATCTTCGTTGCTGTATGGACCCGCCTTAGCAAGTTTCCCACCAACTGGGCTGCCTAGTAACACATTTGGATAGTTACTAGTATTAAATCCGCCTGTACCAATTTCTGTAAAGTCATGACCAGTAGCTCTTAGCAATGAAATCGCAACTGTAATTTCGGCAGTAGTTCCTGCTATTAGTCCGCAATGAATATCTCGTTCTGCTATAGGCACAGATCTAATACCTGTTGCACCCGAACCATTAACGTCAGTAGCAGATATTAATTGAGTGTTAATATACCATACACTGTTAGTTGTGACCCAACGTCCACCGCTTGTATATGCACTAAATGATTGTCCGTCTAACGGAGTTGACAGCACATCGTCTGTAAATAATTCAAGTGTGTTAGCAGTAACATTACCTACATAGTAACTATTCCCGTTTAGTTGTGTCATTCCCTCAATACTATCAAACTCAACACGCTGTCCGTTTGATAATCCGTGACCAGTACTTCCGATTACAACTGGACTCGCTTGTGTAGCGCCATTAACTGCGCCATATGTAATAGGGTTATACTCGATAACTTGTAATGTTCTACCGCCATATGCAAAAACCATACCACCATTATATCCAGGGTCTCCTGGATTTAATATTGTTTGATTTGATGCATCTGTCGCATCTTGAACAATTCGTGTAGCATTTATTGAAGTTAACTTCTCAACTGCAAGATACGTGTCAGTAACTGCATTACCTAGAGTACCACCTCCTGTAGGAGCAGCAGTTCCGATATTAACATAATCAATTGTAGCAGTTACATAGCTATAGTCTGTGTCAAATGTTGCTTTAATTTGTGTTGATAATAACGGTTGATTTTGATCATCAGATGATGTAAATCCAGTACTTCTATAAGTAACAGTATTGCTTTCGTCAAAGTTAACAGCAGTGCTCGGACGTTCTGTAATATCCTGTGTGTCAACATTATCAAATATAAAGTTTTCACCGTGTCTATATTCAAATACTGCACTGTGAGATAACCCAGCTTGCAAGTCTGGAAAATAGTCTGTATTTGAAGCAGATTCTTGTACAGACAGTCTATAAACTTCATTACTAAATTGTCCTGGCGTAGCAGTGTATACTAACAGTACTGGAATAGTTAAGTCGTTAGTACCGTTAGCTCCACCAATATCTGCACCTGAAATAGTTACAGTATCGCCTATGTTAAATCCACTACCAACATTGGTTACACTAAACACTGCTGCACCACTTGATACTGTAATAGCAAATACTGCTCCTACTCCGCTACCACTTGTTGACTTTTGTCCAACAAAAGTGTATACACCATTAGGACCTGGAGTACCAGTAATACTAGTATTATCAACGCTTTCGATGCCTGTTACTACTACTGCGCCACCAGTTCCAATACTGTCGCTATTAGTAGGATCAGATAGATTTTGTATATTGGTAATTTTATAGTTTAATCCGCCAATTATTCCACCATGATCAATATACACATATGCATTTTTCATCGGTGGCTCTTTGAAATCATATGCTGTAATAGATGTATCTGTTAACGCATTAGTATAACCGCCATATGTAAATGCTTTAACACTTTGCACCATGTTTCTAGCAGTAATAACTTGATCTGGGATTTCGTTTGGATCTGCGCCTTCAGCAACAAGACCAAAGTTACCATAACCGTTAGAACCGTTTAGTGATCTAATTTCTGAACCGTTACTTGCATAGTAAGCAGCATGACAGTAGTATGTAAACATAGATACCATCTCAGAGAACGCACCGTTGTTAGTTACAAGGCCGTATGCTAAGTCGTTAATCTGTGTAAAGTCGTTACCTAATATACTTCTGTTACCAGCAGTCTGTAGGAATATATCTTGGTTGACATCATTTTCGTCGTGCCCGCCAGATCCAATCAAATCAGATCCTGTAAAGTCCCAGCCATTACCACTATTTGAACCTGGATCAAGATATATAATTGCTCGGCCTAGACCGCTATCATAGTTTGATATAGCATTAACTTGGTAGCGCTGCCCTTTGTAGTAGAAAGGAGCAGGTAGCTCAGGTAATCTTAATTTAAGACCTTGTGCTTGGCCGTTAACATCTTGACTTTCGACATACAAAGTAAATGCACCTAATCCAATGCTGCCGTTTGCATCTGTATAGTTTCCGGAATTGCCTTGAACACGCATTGGAATGTTACCAGCAAACGCATCAACATACATACCACCACGGAATGCTTTCTTATTTTCACTTCTTGAGAAACTTGATGCTGTTTGGATATATGGAGATTTAGTTAGAATTTGACCTTCTGGATCAAGGACACACATAAATCCGCCGTGACCTTGTACAGTAACATTTCTAATAATAGTTGCGTCATCCATCAAGAACACATCCATCTCGTCATTTCGCTTAGGTGGATTATAATTTACATCAAATGCAAATACAACTACGTTAACTAGCTCGCCAACTACACTAACACTACTAATAACTGGTGCCCACAGCAGTGTATTTGTTAATTGTCCAAATGTTGCACTTAGATTATCAGTATTTTCGTCGCCGGCTACTGATTTGTGAGTTCTTAATGCTCTGTAATATAGCGTTCCTTTTTTAACAAATGCTCCTTGCAGGTAGCTAACACCTGCAGCCCAATCTGGTTCAGCTTTTCCTAAACTTATATCTGGATCATAATCTGTGCCTGCATTTTTAGTTGGAGCTACTCCTACTAACAAAGATCCTAGTAGTGTACTAATATGTCCAATTGCTGCTGCTGTTTCTGTTTCTTGTCCTGCGACAGCGCCTGCGTAGTATTCGCCTTGATTTTCAAGAGCAAATTCTTTACCGCCCTTTAATAGGTCTTTAACAATACCGTCTACAATATATCCAGTATCTCTACGGTAGGTTGTTTCGTTATAAACCAGCGAAGGATACGTAGTTTCAATAAAATAAATTACCTCATCTTGTATAAATTCTTTGTTACTTTTGACAATTTCACTAGCAGCAAGATATTTTCCTAGATTAGTAAATGTTGCTCCGACATTTGATGGCTTAGTATTATCAGTAAGGTAGTGTCGACCAAAATAACCTTGTGTTGCACCAGTTTGGTTAACAAATGGTGTGCCGGTTGTTGTTACAGTTAATCCGTCAAATGTTGCATCTCTATAAAAATATGTATCAGCATACACACTTTGAGACTGTCTGCGCTTCGGACGAATAATTACTCGTCTAAATTCGTCACCTTTTAGTGATATGTTTTTACTAATTCTGATCGGAAAGTCTTCTTCGTAAATACCTGTTTCAACTCTGATAAGAACCTGTTTAGCTTTAACATAATTACCTAATTCAATTTCTTCACCTGTATCAAACTCTATAGGTGATAATAATTGCATAAAGAAGGTAGTTGAGGCAGTATCTTGTGTATACGTAACAATACGTCCAATTGCTGCTGTGCGTTTACCTCTTAACACTTTACCAGGTAAAGCATCAACATTGCCGGTTGATGTTTGATCTAATTCACCAGCAGTACTATTTGTAAGTTCAAGAGCATATCTATTACCAAATGCAACGTCTGCCGCTGTAGGTGAGTCAATACCATTAGTAATGATATTTCTTAACAATCCTACATTTGCAGTAATTGATGCTGCTCCGTTTGGCTCAGCTCCGCCAGCACTGCCATCCCATACAGTTGTTTGACTTATGTCTTGTGCAAATTTAGTTTGATATCTCAGTCCAATATTACCACTTACAAACGGAGTATATGCACTATTATCAAAGTTAGTTATTAGGTTAAAGTCTGCATACAATTCAAAACTACTCGCATCAACAACTTTTACATATGCAAATTCACCTTCAATTTCTGTCATGCCTGAGATAGTATCAAACACTACAATATTTCCATCTTGTAATCCGTGATTAGTAGTAGTAGTAACTAGTGAAGGAACATCTCCAGCCTTGCGAACTATGCTTTGTATAGTCTTTTGATTGTACAATGTATTTTGTAGAATAGAACTAGTAATTAATGTTCCCAGGAATGCAAAACTATCACTAGTTTGTTCTAATTGTGAACTAACAGCAATTCTACCACTTACACTTGAGTAGTAGCGCTCAGCCGCTGTCCTTGATAGATAGTTAGCGTTGTTACCACGTTCAGCATCAATTCTAAGACTATCAATAATTAGCCCTAAATCTCTTTCGCATGTAGCAACAGTATAAACAAAATTTGGATAAGTGTAAGCAAGATATCCAGATACTTCTGAAATTAGATATTTTTTGTTTAGTCTTAGCGTTGCACTTGTAATTATATTTACACCGTTTTCCACACCTGAACTAATTGTTACAGCAGGAGTAGTGAATGCCGAATGTGTTAATGTTTGGAAATATGGTCCAGGTTCTTCTGGTGCAGTTCTAATTAATTCTGCTGCTCTACGTGCAGCGGCATTAATAGTTCTAAATGCATATGTTGACGATGTACCTTCTTTACCATTGGGAACACCTTGCATAGTATCATCACCAATGGTACTAACATTTAATACTTCTGGACTTGAGTATGCAGTGTTATCTACATAATACTTTGTTGCTGCTTGTAGGTCTTCTGGACCATTGGGCGCACCATCACCGGCTAAGTCGCCCGGATGATCATGTAAAAACAACGCCCCGGTCATAGTATCACCTTGACGTCTAGTGATACTAGTTCTAGGCATTGCAACATCTGCTAAGAAGTTTCCTGTTAGCGTAACATCGTACCCTGCATCTACAACTGTGTGTAAATCACTTACTGCAATAGTTCCTGATATACTGAGTTTGTTAGTTGCAGCTTCTAACGTATTTTCTGTAGAAGCTTGCTCTGCTGTAGCATATAGAGCAAGTTGATCATCATTTACATAACGTATGTAGTAAGTTACACCGCTTGTGAGATTGTTAGGATCAGTATTTTCTGCATTAAAAATAAACCCAGTACCGTTAGCACCACTATCATAACCGTGACCTGATATAAACAGGTTTCCGTCTATGTAGTTTGTAATTGTTAATGTATATTGTGTATTTGTTGCTGGCTCTGCTGCAACACGCACAGGCAAGCCACTAGTGATATAACGTCTATCTGCGTAACCTTTAGTAATAACTAAATCATCAATAGTGTAATTAGTAGTTCTTCCTAGTTGCGAATTAAGTGCAGTTGCAGCACTTTCTGAAACAGCAACACCGCCGATAGCAAAGTTTGCAGCTGAAAGATGATTGCCTAGTGTAGGATTAACGTTGTCATCAACAAGAGCACTAAATGTTGTTGATAATATAATTTTTCCTGGAACACTAACTACATCAACTGCGATACTATCAGTTGCATTTACATCAAGGTCGCTGTTACTACCAATAGTACTGTATATAATTCCAGTACCTGCACTATTTGTTGTGATAATTTGCCCTGATTCAATAGTGTTTGGAGTATCACCTAGTGTAGTAAATCCAATCTGGCCACCTTGACCAAATACTGCGTAAATCTCTTGGAAGTTTTCATTTACTTTGCGAAACGACTCACGAATACTATCGCCTGTGCCGTCATTACCTTCTACACCAATGTTTACATCTTGTTTTGCCATTTTATGCTCCGTTAAATTGCTGGCTGAGCCAGTTTATCCATATGTATGTATTTATTATTTAATTTTATAATCTTAATGTAAATATAGTTATGTTTATAAAAGAATTTAAAGAAGAAACTTGGCACATTCGTAAGAGCAAATTAGGAACAGAGCATCCTTATACTCGCATATGTACCTATGCTGTATTTAGGTGTGATAGTTGTGATATAGAATTTGTGCGTCCGAGAGGAAGTATGAATCCTAAGAGATTAAGTAATAACTACTTTCACGTATGTAATACCTGCGATAGTAAGAAATTTGCCCAAAGAAAGGGTGTAGAACGCAAGCAAGTTTGGAATATGAGTGCTAGCAGTTCTAGACCAATTGGGAAACTTTAGTCTTCTTTTTTCCAAAGAGTCCAAGCGCCGTAGCCAATAGCAGCATATGCTACTAAACTAGCAATTGGTTTAAAAATGCAATGCCGGCACCAATTAATATAGCACCGTCAAGTGTAGTACGTTCTTTAAGTCTAGCAGTAATCCATTTTTGTAACATGTTATTCTCCTTGTTATTTCTTCAAGCCGTCTGTTGTTACGTTAGCAACAGTTTTCATAGATTTTAGCGGAACAGGTAACGATGTGTCTGGTTTTACTAGACTTCGAATAGGAGTAGCACGTTGACCTAGATCGTGTCGAATACCGACTATTTTATCAAGTACTAACTTTCCTGAATAACCCGAACTATTATTTCTTGCCATTTTTGTATCTCCCATTGCAAGTATTTATTAAATATTACTCCTAAGGAGAAAATATCATGATTAATTGGATTAAAAATCTATTCACAGGAACTGTAGTTCCTACCCCAGTTGTTGAAGAGCCAGTTGTTGAAGAGCC